TGCGTCGAAATATGCAGAATGTTCAAGGCGGTATCCCCCGACGGAGCGATATTCCAATTAAACCGTCGCGCCAATGCTTCAGCTATTTTATCGATCCTTGGAACGCTATATTCCTGAATCAACTGACTGTATGCCGGCTTATCATAGACTCCATTTATGACACGACGTATATGTGATTTGACCACACCCTCGAAATACCATAATCAAGATTCGAATCGCAGCCGTAGACTCTTACATATCGGACAGCACCATCCTTAAAATGGCGGTTCTTTTCCGTCTGCCAGGTAGTAGGCTTCGCGTGGTCAAACGGATAATGCTGAAGATGAAGCTTGAGCTCCTCATCCAGCTTATCCTCTGTAATCGCTCCTTCCTTAATATCTGCCGACCCGATCCAGTGCTTAAGCAGCCGTTCCGAGTTGTCAGTCAGATCCCGTTCCGCATTCAGGTACACGTTGCCAGCTGCAAAAGAAATAGCGATCCGATCATACTGCGTGAGTGTTGTAATCAGAATTTCAAAGCATCCATCCACAGGCTCACGGTACTTCTGTGCGCTGTTGTTTGCCTTCTCACCTTCGGTGTACACCACAACTTTCTGCGTTTGCGGAGCCCCCATAGGAATATAGAGCTTCTCAACGTCCCGCTCGACCAGATTGGATATCGGAAAATCCAGAATCATGCCCTTCAGGATATCTTCGTTTGTTGTCCCGGAATATTCCGGCAGAAACGTTTCAGTATTGTAGCCCGTGAACTGTTTTCCCTTTGTGATAATTAGGCCATCAAAAGAAAACACATCAAGTCCGTCAAAACAGATCTGCTCAAAGGAAAGATCATTGATCTTTTCCCTTTTCACTCCATGAACAGTGATGGCCTCTCCATCTTCAATAGCGCGAAGATGCGCTCCCAGGGAGGCATGTGTTGCGGAGTCTGCATCCACTCTGGCATCCACAACCTCCGTAGCATAATCTGCTGAAGCATCCGTGGACGCTCTGACGTTTGCGTCCTGGCGGGTTTCGATATTTGCCATACGAGTTTCAATAGCTATCTTGTTCTGATTGGAAAGGTTTTCCGCTTCAGTCGCTCTGGAATCTGCCAGTTCTTCGGCTGCACTCGCCCGCTGATCTACATTTTCCTCAGCCTGCTCCATCCGCTCATTAACCAGCTGGAGCTGCGTGTTCATCTCGTTTCGGATTGCTATAGCCGTACTATCCAGGTGCTCCTCGGCTCTGGTGATCTGCTCGTTGTACACAGAGTACAGCACCCAGTAGTGCTCCTCCGTAATCGCCGTACCTGCAGGTACTAACCGCTTGCTGATGTAGCTGTCACCTGTATCATCCCGGAGAACGATAGTCAGTTCCTCGTAGTTCTTGCTCCCATCCCACACGCCGCCGTGCGTCGGGACGATTCTTCCACCAACGTATCTCGCCATATAAAATCTCCCTTCTGCCGGAAAACCGGCTGTGAAATCATGAGCCGTTTGCCCATGTACAACCGATTTCCAGGCAGTCGGGAGACGCCATTTCTTTATGAGAAAATACTGTTAACCAGTACCCCCCCCCCGCGAATTTTGCCCTATTTACGCGGTTTTCCGGGGTTTTCTGAACTTTCTGCTTCACTTCTTTCACCTCACTTTCTTATCGTTTTAATAATTCCAAGCCCGATTTTCTCCAGCTCCAAATCGAACTGTCTTGATTTCCCTCTTTGCCGTATCTACTGAGAACACATCAAACGCCTGCTCCGTGACTGTTCCTCTTGTCCGCCTGACCGCTGGATCGTCGTTATAGGCTGCATCGCAGGTTGTCGTGATTGTCAGCACATTTTCATCTGTGTTCGAGTAATCCCCATGACAATGGCCGGAAATATGGCATGCGACAACACTCGTACAACTCGTAAAGTCGGCACTGACTGGGCTTCCGTCATTCTGGAATGCATACGTTCCACGGCTGTTGAGCGCTTTCTCAATCTGGTGAACGGGATACATCACGCTTGCATAGGAACTCAGCGTATCATCAGAAGGGATATGACTAAATACGACAAAGGTGTAATCCTGAACAGCCAGAGCATCATTCAAAAGCCAGTTGTACTGTTCCGTGGAAATGAACGTTCTCAGCGACCACGGTGCGTCTTCCTCTCCGACTTTCTCGAAGGAGTCGATGCAGATGAACCTGATCTTTTGTAGAGGATAATCCACGTAAAAATACATTTTTCCCGGCTCACTATGAACCATGTCCTCTACGCCTCGCATGATGTAATCGTAGGCGTAGTTGTTTTGAGCTGTGTACCCTGTCGTCTCATCTTTGCTTGTCTTGGTCGTGAAGTCATGATTTCCACGGATATAGAAGAATCGTCTCGTGATTGCGTTTCGATATTCCACCCACTTCTCACAAGCATCCAGCATATATTCCTTCGTGCCATAGGCGTAGGGAATGTCCCCGCCAAAGAAAACTATATCAATGCTTGTTTTTGCAAGAATCTCCTTCAGCATATATTTGCTGTTCATCTGGTTGGAGGGCACATGGATATCCGTAATAAAGGCAAAGGACATCCCGCTCGTCACCTTGGTATTCTCTTTGACTTGCTGGATACGAGTGTCCAACCAGTCGTCCACATAGTAATAATCCGGCAGCTTGTCCGTATTCTCTGCTTCCAGAGCCGTGACCCGCTCACCCAAGCCACTGATAGCCGTCCTATTCGTGACAATCTGATCCTGAATGCCATAATAGTACCGGAATTTGCCTACCAGGCATTCTGCCGCCTTCTCTTCAATAGTTGTGTTATATGCAGCACAGTTGAGATAAAGCTTGGCCGCTCCCTCCGGAACCGTAAGAATATAGGAACGGAATCCCTCCACCGAAGTATTCCTGCAGGCCTGTTGAATAACAATATCATCTGCATCTGTGAACACGACATAAGGTTCCGGATAGGAATGCCAGGTCACATGGGTTTTGACATACAGAAGATCCCCCGGTGTAACCTCTACGTCTCCGTTTCGCCAATAAGTAGCCTCACCGATTGCAATAGGATATCCTTCTCTCGCTTTAGCTCCGCCGCTCCTGCTCATTTCAATTGGAATAATCTCTGACAGTTTTGCCTCACACCAGCCAATCCGCCAGTCCTGATGAAGAAGTTCTTCTTCAATCTGAGGAATGCTCTCTTCAACAACTGTTATGCGGTTTTTAACGGTTTCTTCCGCTTTTTCCAAGGATTCCAGCCGTACAAGAGAACTATCGTCTCGAAGGAGTGTCACGGTAATATCCACGGATTCTTCCGTAATCGCCGAAAAGGCCAGATATACAATGCGCTCCGCAGCTTCCTCTGACACGTTTGCCGTGTACAGTACCCCGGACTTCACATCGCTGGAAATGCTAATAACTGTGTCCACAACATCAAGGTTTCTGGCTGCCATCATCCGAAGTGTTGTTCCTCTTCCAATGACATCCCCAGTAACCTTAACAGCATATTTTCCTGCTGTCAGGGTGACCGGAACATACGTCACATACCGGTTCTCTTCTTCGAGGGCTGCCCGGGAAAAGGACGTCTCTGCCACAATACCGATCCCGTTGTTGTTAAGTGACTCAATATCCTTTTTCGTAGCTTCGATTTCTCTGGTGTTAGAGACTATCTCTTCCACATAACCGCCAAGCACGGAAATGGTAAAATCAAAAGCCTCTGCTGTCACACCATAGACCGCCAGATAGCAGATCTTCTCCGCTTCTTCTTCCGTAATCTGGATAAAGTTTTTGTCACCGTCTTGGACTGGCGTTTTCAAGAACTTTACGGTATCCACACCGTCCAGATTCCTTGCCGCCATGAAAGCAAACTTCCTTATTGTGGTGTCGCTGACCACCCCGTCCACAGTAACAACATACTCCCCGGTTTTAAGCTCAATCGGAATATAGTAGGTGAAGTACACAGCCTCATCTTTTGCTTCACGTTCACATCGTACTTGTTCCAGAAGGCCGAGCTTGTGAAAGCCATCCTTAACCTGCGGCATAATAGAGCGAACTGCTTCGCCGAGAGAGGCATGCGTCTTCCCATCCTCGCCTACTCTAGCATCCACAACCTCCGCGGCATAATCAGCGGAAGAATCCGTAGAGGCCCTCACGTTAGCTTCTTGCCGGGCTTCTATATTTGCCATCCGGGCTTCCAGTGCGGTTTTATTGTCATTGGAGACCTTTTCCGCTGCTGCCGCACGCTTATCTGTATTCTCTTCCGCAGCTGAAGCCCTATCTTCAACATTCTGCTCCGCATCTGCCATTCTCTGATTGACCGTTCTGGCCTGCTCATTCATCTCAGAGCGGATCGCGCTTAGGCGGCGTGTATTCCAGGGAATTGGTATACAGCTGACAGCGTACCTTCCTCGCCTTGTGGTCATACTGCTTTACATGGACAACAGGAGGAACCAGATGCCCTGTCATCGAAAGCTCAACATCCTGATAAATCGTCAAGGCTCACCGCCTCCTTCCTCCGGGTCTGTGCCGGGTTCTTCGTTTTCACCATCGGTCCCTCCTTCACTACCAGTTTCACCATTGCCGGTTCCTTCGCCTCCGGTATTTCCGTCGCCGGATCCCCCTGTAACTTCGCCGCCTTCTCCGCCCTCATCGCCGGGCTCATCCGGTTCTGTCGGTGTGGAATCATCGGGCGGCTCGTAGCCGATGTTGACCCATTCTGTTCCGTCCCACATCTTCAGCCGATGCAGGATGGTATCGATCCATAGATCATTCACAGCGGGACTTGTCGGAGCAAGTGCCTGTTTCTTGATGCTCTCCTGATAGATGATAGTCTGCCCGCCGCCTTCTCCGCCTCGCACACCTGTAAAATCAATCGCAGCCGTCCAGGTCTCACCGCCGTTGCTGCTCACCGCAATCCCATAAGTGTCCGGGAGGTACTGGCCGATCTTGATGAGTTTGGTAGTATCCGCCGGGCTGACCATCACAACGGCGTCGTTCTCCCAATAGAATTGCTCCGTTCCGAGGATCTTCACAAGGGCTGTCCGCAGCGTGCCGGAGCCGAGGATGTTGGCGTTTACGCCGACCGCTTCCACAGCGGTCTTGACCACCTTGTCCTCTGTGTCCCAGCCATGCCGCCAGGTCTGGCCGCCGTCCGTGGAGATGAAAAATCCGTTGATCCCACTCTTCCATGCGTAGGCGCTGTCCTCGATCCGCTCACTGGTGTGGGCATACCGGATGGTGCTGCCGTCTGTTTCCAGGCCGGAAGAATAATGAAGGCCAAACAACCCGGACGCCAGGTTGTTGAAATACTCCTGCTGCACCGTCAGTGTCCGCACGTCAGTCACCTGCGTCTCCACACGGTTGATAGCTTCCGTTGCGATCTGCGCTTCATCGCGCATGGAGCCAAGTGCACCAGTGAGAGAAGAATTCCTGCTGTAGACAGCGGCGTTGGAGAGCGTGATGCTCTTATACCGTTCCAACAGAACGTCATATTCTGTCTCCGTGACCTTGCAGCTAACCTCGATGCCCAGCTTAGATATATACACATGGACCGTATCGCACAGGCTTACTCTCTCCGCTTCCGCGATATCTGCATAGCCGGGGAGCTGCCATAGCTGGGCAAAATCGATCTTAATGTCGATGTCCGGCTCGGTCAGGCTGGTGTTCTTCAGATAGCTTTTGACATAGTTTCGAAGCTGTTCATCGGTCGGAGCTTCTTCAAACTGGCTGGTGCAGTCCAGGACGGAGATCTTCTCATAGTGCCGCTCGCCCTCTACTGTAACCACCTTTTCCGGCAGCTCCTTCAGCGTGCCGTCCTCTGAATGCTTCCAGTAGGGATGCACCCCGGTGATCATGTTTTCGATGTTCCGCTCCATCTTGAAGTCGATGAGGTTCTTGCCATACACGATCTTCACTCCGTGATCGGCTCCTCGGTGCCCGTGAAGTTTTGCTGTGTACATATCCCACTCGTACTCCCCGCCGTAAGTATCCAGCATAGAGCCGTCCATACCACCGAGACAGCCTCGGACGGTTGCAGGAGAGGTTATTGTGAAAGTAGCGGAACTGTCAATGTCCGTCCAGAAAGAGAACGGGCAAGCCGTGGTTACATGGGAAGAAATGGCCGCCATTGCCGCCTGAGAACCAACAGCGGAAAAGGGCGAAACTGTGATAAAGTTCTCCTGGTACTGGATGTGGCGAGCGTTTATTTCAAGAAGCCCTGTCAACGGAGTCGTGATCTTATAGATCCGGAAGGGCTGTGCGGTCGTCCGTTCTGCAGGCTTGGCAAGAATGATGTTCCCTTCCACCAGGTCTTCCGCATGGATGCCGTCTGATGGGTAGCCCAGTTTTAACTCGTAGCTGCCATTCCGCTTCTCGGTCACAAAGCAGGAAAAAGCGTCGCAGAGCTTCCCGATGCCGTTGGTATTAAATTGTTCTTCTGTTTCTCTAAACAGACACGGGATCATCTGCGCTCCTCCTTCCTTACAGCGTCCACCATCTTGGTGTGACTTCGACTTTTGTTATCTTCCCACTCCAGGAGATCGTGTTTCTGCCCGGCTTCAGATCCGGGAAGTCGTCGCTTTTGACATACCCATTGCAGAAGCCCTGGGCGTCGTAGGCATTGTGTGTCTCGCAGTTCAGGTCGATATACCCGTCGTTAGCAAGGATGCTTACCGTCTGATCCCCCACATACAGTTTGCCCTCTCCGCTGCCATAGACCCGGATGATGGGCTTTGCCGGGAAATCATAGGGATTGCGCAGAGTGGCGCTCTCCGTCAGCTCGATCTTCCGCTGCCCCTCCACGCTCCACCGCTGAGGTTGACAATGAAAGGTCAGCTTCATGGTCGCTCCCTTGTTCCGCTTGGACTCGAAGGCGACAGCATCCTTACAGAAAGCCAGCCGGAAGAAATCCGGATCGTAAGTATCATGGAGTACCTGATAACCCACAGGGGACAGCAACCAGCTCTTGACCGCTGCGGTTCTCGGCGGCAGGGAACCGAAGAAAAAGGCATCGTAGCCAATGTCAAGGTTTTTGAACCGCCTCTCTCCAGCCTTGGCATTCTCCCGGATCAGATCACCGTTCTTGCCGGGGACGGTCTGGAGTTCCACATCCACAGCGGGACTGTCATACACAGCTGGGCCGGAGATATAGAGCAGGAAGTCCTTGCTGTTCTTTCCGGCAAAGGTCAGGTAGTTGCGGACGTACCTGGTTTTCAGTTCAAACAGAGACAGGTCGGTCTCTGATAATGTCGGCATTCTCTGCATCGGTTTTCTCCTTTCCGTCCGCCGCAGGGCATCAAAAAAGCACCCTGGATTTCTCCAAGATGCTCTATGTTTTTTAATTCTTTTTCCGTCCAAAATGCGATGTAATCGTATTTTAGCCAATTTCCGTTCTTGACTTACAAGCGTGCCAAAAATTCTGTAGGCGTAAATGCCACAACTTTGCTTTTCCTGAAATCCTTGACGTTTCTCGTGATAATATAGTCCGCTCGGATTCTTTCCGCTGTTACGGATTGCAGCGCGTCTTCATAATCATCCCATTGAAGTTCTGCCGCTTTTGTCATGTCTGCCTCAGTCAGGTCTGCAAACTGAAAAATCAATCCCAGGCTTTTCAAAACCTCGTTAATTTTCTCAGGTGTCAGCTCCTTCCGCATGATATAGACCAGATTTGAGAAGGTGAGCGCGGAAACATACCCCTCCGCCTGTCTGGTTTCACAGAGCTTCCATACTTTGGATGAGTCCTCCACGTGAGGCTGACGATTCTGCAGGACATCAAGGATGATATTCCCATCAATCAGTAATCGCATATTTCTCTCTCAGCCTCTCTTCCTTCACCTGATCCAGATTGGCGTTCTCTTTAAGAATTCCCGTTAAAGAGTCGGTCAGATACGATACTGCCGCTTCTCTGGGCAAAAACCGTCCGACCTCTTTTCCGTTTTTCGTCACGATGACCTCTATACCGTCCATGACCAGAGACAGATATCGGCCAAAATTATTCTGCATCTCTGTTGCAGTTGCCGTTGCTGTTTTTCCAATCATAGTGTCTACCTCGCTTTCTAAATTAGCTACTTTTATTATATGCTATTTTAGCTAATTTGCAAGAGGCATTTAATGTCTACCCCCCGAAGTATTTTTGCGTATTTACGCATTTATTCTTCGAGTTGAACCCGATGCAGGGCTTTATCTGCCCCACACCGAGTCATCTTCGTTCAGCATCGCGTTGATACGGTCTGCGACCTTGTCAGCAAGATCATCATCGTTCTGGACGTTGTAGCCGTTGACGTTGACCGTCAGCCCGCCCATGTTGATGGTCTTGGAGTTGCTGACTGTGCCGCCTCCTGCTCCAGCCAGCGCCAGCTGACCAGCATTGACCTCCGGGATAGAGAGGCCGGTAAACACACCGCTCATGGAGTCGGACAGGCTCTGCACTGCGGACATGACCACCTTAGCGTTCTTCTTGATGCCTTCCGCCATGAGTTTCATGAAGTCAGGCATATACTCATCCGCGTGAGAAAGGGGACCTTCCTCCGGGACCGAGAAGCCGAGGGTGTTGTCAACCGCAGAAGCCAGATTGCTCGCCGCACTCCTCACCCGCCATGCCTCAGCGTTAATGCCCGCCGCCATCTGGATGCAGATGTCACGGCCCCATTGGTAGGCATCGCTGCCCATGCTGAGGTAAGAGCTGACGCTGGTTTTAATTGCCGAGCACGCCGTGGACACATTGGTCTTCATCGTGTTCAGGGCATTGGTCATGTTGGTATTGGCTTCAGCCATCTTGTTTTTCACGATGTTCGCAATCTCTGTGAACGTATCGGAAAAGAGCTTTTTGATGGCCGCCAACACTTCCGTGACTTTATTCTTCATCTCGGTCAGCGCCGTGGAGATGGTCGTCTTGATGGTCGTCCAGCTTGTGGTCGTGTTAGAGATGATGGCCGTGTGTGTATTGGCGATGGTGTTTTTGATTACCGTCATGGCCGTGGTCACCGCAGTACGGATCGCCGTTAGCGCAGAGGTAATCGTGTTCTTGATGCTATTCCAGCTGGTCGTCGTGTTGCTGTTAACCGCCGTCCAGGTATTGGCGATGGTGTTCTTGATCACGCTGGTGGCTGTTGTTACCGTCGATCGCATGGAAGAGCAGACCGAGCTGATTGTGCTCTGCATCTGCTTCCACATGGAACCGGTTGTACCATTGGAGCCGCTCCATGCCGTGGACATGTTTTTGCTGATCTCCGCACTCACTTTGCTGACAGCGGACTTCATAGAGGTAAGGGTGGCGTTGACGGCAGACTGGATGCCGGTCCCAGAGGATCGAATCACCGTCGTAATGCCCATCACCGCAGTCTGTACGGCCGTCCGGATCGCTGTCCAGCTGGTCGTGGTTGTTGTCTGCACCTGTGTCCAGAGAATGCGCACCGCTGTAGAGACCTGCGTTCCGGCTGTCGTGGTGCTGGTGGCGATCTGTGTCCAGGCATTGGTGTAAGCCGTCTGCACCGCTGCCATAGAGGTCGTGATGGAATTGGAAAGCGTCGTGGAAAGCCCGCTCGCCGCCGTTTCCACCAGGGACACATTGCTGTTGATGCCGCTTGCCAGATTGCTCATGAAGTCGGGCATCCAGCTCTCCATGTCCGCCAGAGGTCCTTCATCCGGCACAGAGAAGTGCAGGAAGGAGCGGATCTTACTCGCAAGGTTGGACACAGCCGAAGTGACCGTGCTTGCCGCGTTCCGGATGCCGGAGGCGATATTGCCCACCAGATCCCGACCCCAGGAGACTGCACCGCTGACCACATTGGAGACAGCCGTCTTCGCTCCGGTAAAGGCATTAGAGATCGCCGTCTTGATGCTCTGCACCTTGGAGGAAATGCTGGTAAGCATCCCCTGGAAGCCGTTCACCACAGAAGTTTTCAGATTGGTGACCGTTGTGGACACAGACGTTTTGATGCCCGTCCATGCCGTAGAGATCGAAGTCTTAAGGTTGTTTACCGCCGTCTTGACAGAGGTTTTCAGCCCGTTCCATGCCGTAGTAACGCTGGTCTTTAAGGAATTAACCGTCGTGGTGACGGAAGTCTTCAGACTGTTCCAAGCCGTGGTTACGCTGGTTTTCAGGCTGGACATTGCCGTTGTGACGGAGGTCTTTAGTCCATTCCATGCGGAAGTCACGCTGGTCTTGAGGCTGGTCACCGTCGTTGTGACAGCTGTCTTCAGCCCATTCCATGCTGTGGTGACTGCAGTTTTCAGAGCCGTAGTCGCCGTGGACACAGCGGACTTCATGCCGTTCCAAGCAGTCGTCACGCCGGTTTTCAGCGAATTGACAGTTGTGGTTACACCGGTCTTGATCCCATTCCAGGCTGTAGTGACTGTGGTTTTTATCCCGTTGCCGATGGTCGTGACGGTCGTCTTGATCCCGTTCCACACGGTCGTGACCACTGTTTTTATCGCATTGACCACAGTGGACACGACGGTTTTGATCGCATTCCAGGCATTGGTGATGGCGGACTTAATGCCGTTCACCACGGTCGTGACCGTCGTTTTGATCGTATTCCAGACCGTAGTGATCACGGTTTTGATTCCGTTCACCGTATTGGTGACCACGGTCTTGATCGTATTCCACACAGTGGAAATGACCGTGGAGATGCCAGACATCACGGTTGTGATGATCGTTTTTATGGCATTCCAGACGGTCGTGATAATGGTCTTTATCGTATTGATGATCGTGGAGATGACCGTTTTAATGGCACCCCACACCGTCATCTGCCCGGACTTGATGCCACCCGTGACGTTATCGACTGTGCCCTTGATAGCGTTCCATACCGTGGTGATGATGGTCTTTATCGTATTGACCACCGTAGAAATCACGGTTTTGATCGTATTCCATACGGTTGTGATAACCGTTTTGATCCCATTTACCACGGTCGTGACGTTCGTCTTTATGGTATTCCAGGCTGTAGAGACCACTGTTTTGATCCCATTCATCACCATGGAAATGACGGACTTGATCGTGTTCCACACGATAGAAATATGGGTCTTGATCGCATTGACCACTGTGGTGACGGTTGTCTTTATCGCATTCCACACTGTGGAGAAAATGGTCTTGATCCCGTTCAGCACAGAGCTGAAGAAGGATTTTATTCCATTCCATACGGTTGAGGCCGTGGTCTTCAATCCATTCCACAGATTTACCACGGTAGTCTTAATGGCTGTCCATACCGTTGTAAACGTGGTTTTTATCGTGGTGAGAACCGTCGTGAAGAATCCGGAGATCGCATTCCACACCGTGGTTGCCACAGTTTTTATCCCGCTGATCGTATTGGTAAAAAAGGTCTTGATGCTGTTCCAGGTATTGGAGAAAAACGTCTTTACGCTCGTCCATACCGTATCCCAGTCCGTGCCGAACCAGGAGAGGAACACATTTGCCACACCCTTGAGCGTATCCAGTACTGTGGAGAAGATCGATTTGATGCCCTCCCAGATCGA